GTACGGGCTTGTCCACCAGCGCCGTGCTTAGGTTCTCCCTAAATTCGGGCTCTGGGTTGGGGTCTAGGTCGCGAAAAGGCTTTGCAAAGGCAATCGGCGTGTCGTTTAGGCTACGAACCACTTTCAGTTTCCCTTCAAAACCAGCTCCCAAAGCCAAGCCTCTGCCGAGGCCAAAAAGCGATTGCGCTAAGTCAATGTTTAGTTCTGCCATTTTAGTAGTATTCCGAAGGTTCGTATTCCAAAAAGTCGTACTCTTCGCTGTAGTGGCGCAAAGTACCCGTGGCCACGTGGTGGCCGATGCGTTTGTAATAGGCCACAATTTGCGGCGCTACGATGTGCTCGGGCAGTACTTCAAGTTCCTGCCCCACGGTCAGTTGCATGTTTATGTTTCCGCCGTTGTGCAAGGCAATGGGCAGCGCCGCGCTTACGTCTCCTGCGTGTTCTAGCGCAAAGTCTAACAGGTTCTGGCCGTAAATTACTTTATGTGTTGCCATTACCTACAGCTTTCATGACGATTTCACCAACCTCTTTTTCAAGTTTGCTCAACGTCTTTTCGCAGACTTCGCCCTCCTTAACAGGAGGGGCTTCGGAAATTTTAAAGCGAATTTTCATGTTTTTTTATTCAGAAATTTGGTTTGCACTGTTCACCACGCGCAAGAACATATCTTGCACTTGGCGCTCCACTTCGTCTAGCCCTGCCCCGAGGTTGTTACTCGTCACCTGTATGCCTCCTTGGTTAATGGCCTCAAAGTTTATGTAAATGTTCGTGGGCTTGCTGCCTCCGCCCGCTACGCTGTCTAGGCCATTTTTTACGTTCGCGTTGGTGGTAGGGGTATTTGTGTCGGTAACGCCTCCGCCTCCGCCTGCTTGCTTCTTTTCCCACTTTTCAAGTGCGCCAGCGCGGTCTATCTTGTAGATGTCCATGGCGTTTTTTACCCAAGCCTCTTTTTCCTTGGCAGCTTTTGCCTTGTCAAGTTCCTTTTGCTTGGTTTCCATAAACTCTGTTTTGCCGAAGCCTAAACTTTCAGAAAGCCATCCGAAAGTCTCTTGGCCAGCTTCATAGACCTTATTAAACATGCCCGTGAGGTACTCCCAAGCCTTATCTATCCAAGTCATAAGCTCGGGAAAAGCTTCGCGTATTCCATCAATTAGACCACTAAAAGGATTGTTGGCTTTTAAGAACTCCCAGAGTTGTACAGCTTTTTCCGTTACCCAATCCCAGTTTTCTACTAGCCACCATACTGCAGCTACAAGTGCCGTAATTCCCATAATGACCGCCCCAATCGGGTTGGCCGTGAGCGCGGCATTAAAGCCCATTTGCGCCAATACGGCAGAACCAAGGCTAAGAATATAGGGACCTAAGCCTTGCATAGCTGCAAGAACATAAGAAGCAGAAGCGCGTATGGCCATACGTGCCGAAGTCATTAAGCCCGTAATCATTCCCGAGAAGCTAACTGCAGCTAGACGTGCGCGAAGTACTGTAAGTGCTGTGCCTGCGCCATTCTGCGCAACAGAAAACAACATACTAACTCTGCCTGCGGCTGCTTGCGCATTGCTCACGAGCCAAGTACGCGCAGCGGCAAGTTTTGCGGCAGCGCCATAGCGCACGAATTGAATCGTGCTTTTTACGCCATAGAAAATAAGCGCTGGCATTTTAAAGAGCAGCATTCCCACGTTGTAAGTAAGCATAGCAACTCCCTTTATACCCGCCCAAACTGCGGCAGTACCCATTGTAAGCAACTTGCCTGCAAATCCTAGCGCTTGCGCTCCTGCAAACATAAGTTTGCCTCCTGCCCAAAGCAGCCCCTTGCCCAGCATACCCAGAAGCGGGAGCATACTCGAAAAGCTCATAATCGCCATTCCCCCCGTGGAGATTAGCGGCCCCCATGGGCCAATAAAACCACCCACGGCCACGGCTACGCTGTCCATCTTTTTCTTCATTTTGTCCAGCTCTGCCCCTGCCGTGTTATTCAAAAGGTCAAACTCCCCTTGAATATCATTACCCAGGTCAAATGCTGTCTTAGCATCTATTTGGCGCATCTTTAGCCTGTCCATGTTGCCCGAGAGTTTTTTGACTACATCGGAAGCTTCTTGCGTGCCGATTTTCACATTTTTCAAAGTGCTGGCAAAGTCCGTGTTGCTATAGCCTTGGGTGCTTTCCAAAAACTTCATAAAGGCCGCGTTCGGGTCTGTATTGACCAAGTTTTTCCAAGCTTTTTGACTCATGCCTACTTGCTTGGCAAAGGCTTTGGTTTCCACGCTCATTTGGTTCACGATACCTTTGAAGCCACCTGAGCCAATTTCTGCGCTAATGCCTAGCTCTTCTAAAGCAGCGCCATAACCCAAAAGCTTTGTGGCATTTATTCCTGTGGTATTTGTGCGTTGGATAAAGTCTGCAACGTTCGGTGCAGAGTTCGCGCCTTGCTTGCCCACATAATTAAGGGCAGAGCCAAATTTTAGAAGGGCTTTTTCTGACCCTAACGCCTGCAACTCTTTAAACTGAGAGGTGATTTTACCAAAGACCATCGTCAATTCCGACACACTGCTAAACTCATCGCCCAGTGCTACGTTAGCCATGTCTACGGCTTTCACAAAGCCAGCAAGGTCATCCTTAATCCCCAGCTTACCGCCAGAAGTAGACATATCAAGTAACTCGTTAAGGCTCGTGCGCGTGTCTATGCCTTCCAGTTGGCTTTTCAGCTTGTCCATTTCCTTAGCCGACATCCCCGTGTTCTTCTGGACAATGGCCATTTTATCCGAGAGGGCAGCGCTTTTTTGAATGACTTTATCCAACTCGCCAAAGCCCTGCCCCACGGTGGACAAAATATTGTTAAAGCGAAAGGCGGCATCACCCATTTTGTCAAAGCCACTTTTGGCCGTTTTGGCGGTTTTGCCTGCCCCCTGCTCCACACGGTCTAATTGCTTTTGCATCTGCTCGAGCTGCTTGTGCACGCCCTGCAAACCCTTGTCTAGCTTCGCTAGAGGGCCCGAGAACTTGTCGATGATGCCAATGGCGTAATTTAGTCCATTCATGGAGTGTGTGGTTTTCGGGGTGCGGTTTTCGGGATTCGGGGTGCGGTATCCTGTACCCCGACCCCCGAATCCTACTTACTTGCTTCGGCTTCTTTTTTTCGCCAGTGTACGAGGCCAGCGTAGGCTTCTAAAATTTCCTCTTCGGTGATGTCCCGAAAAGTTTGGGGAGGCCAATGGTAGAAGTACATTAGCGCGGCTTTAATTTGGCCAATGCCGTTTTGGCTAACGTACTCCTCCCAGTGCTTTAGTTTCCCTCAAATGAGACATCGTAGCTATTTACGATTTCGTCTACTTTGCCATAAAGGGCAATCTTGACGGCATCCTCCTCGAGGTGTTCTTTGCCGTACACACACGTGTTGGCAATAATGGTCTTCGCATAATCCGAAGGATTTTTCGTAGCCATCATTTTTTTGTTGGCCAAGTCTACCACCGTCATAGAAGGACGCTTGAAGGCCACTTGAAACGCCTCTCCTTTGTCGTTGGTGAGGGTTGCAAACTTGAGGTTACCGTGTTCTTTTTGAAGTTCGGCTTTTTGCTTGTCTGTAAGCATAGAATTAGGGGTTAGTTTTTAGGGTTAAGACTTTACCAACGGCCTTGTACCTTGGCAACAGTTTGGAGATTAGGCGTTGTATTCTACCTTCAAAATTTCCATTCCGAGGGTAATTTCCTTAAAGGGATTTTCGGCATCAAACTCCTCGTTAAAGGACTTGAAACGCCCTTGTGCGCGACGCGTAGTTACCACACCGTTTTCGTCCATACTTTGCACGACCACAGTCACAAGGCCAAGGTCGGTAATGTCCTTGCCTGGGCCAGCTTCGCGCATAAGCGCGTGGGCTTCGCTCACCACTAAAACCAGTTCCGAATTGGGGTAGGTTTTGTTTTGCATGATGATGTCGTAAGGGTCGGGGTTGCCCAACACCTTAATAGGCTCACTCTCGCGCTCTACGCCGAGCTGAAACTTGCGTGCTGCGGCCAGCACGGTGCCGTTGAGCGAAATCTGAATGTTTTCGGGGCTATATCCGTTGGGCATCGTTATTCTTGGTTAAAAGGGTTGAGGTACTCTACTCTGCTCACAATCTGCTCGGCAATGCCGTAAGGCGTTACTTGGACTAAGCATTCAATTTTTCGCGTGGCATTCACGTTTTGGTTCGGGTCTATCGTCACCGCAGCGGCCACAATTTCGTTTTCGTTTTGCATCTGCGCACGGAGCGCAGAAAGCAAAGTGCTTTCAAAGCTTTTGATAACGATGGGCGACAAGCGCCCCGTGGCAGGGTCTATTTCCACCTCGTCCAGAAGGAACTGGAGGTAAGTCTCGCGCACAATGCGGCAAGCCTTGTAAATGGTGCGGGTGCGATAGACTTGGTTGTAATCGTCGGTGATAGCCGCGCAGTTGCCGTCTCCATTGAAGTAGAAGCCCGAGCGCCCCATGTAGTTGCGATAGAAGAGGTAGCCCTTGGCGTGAAGTTGGCCGAGCAGGCCACTGGACATATCGGCGAAGGCTTTGCCGTCTGGGAACTCCGACTCGGTAATCCCCACACGCGCTCCGTCTGTGGCGCGTCCTGCCGAGCGCATTACGGGAATGCTGGAATAGCGCCCGAGGACGCGCCCCACTTCGGCATAGGCATTCACCACAGCTCCGTTGTTAGTCCCCGCAAGCTCTAAGCGGCGCTGGCGGTCGCGGTTGGCGCAAATGCTCACGCTGTGGGCTTGCAAAAGGCGCAGGTCGTCTGCGGCTGGTGTCGCGGGTGCATTTACACCTTCAAGGAAAATGGAAATTGGGCGAAACTCACTAAACTCAAAGTCTGCCCAAGCCTGTGCATGAGACACGCTTGCCGTAATGTCGGCGAAAGTAATGTTGCCTGCGACCTCCACATTAAAGGCCACGCCCAAAAGCTTAATGCGTCCGTTTTGGCTACGCATATAGTTAGAGAGCTGCGTGCTAATCGGCTGTGCGCTATCAAAAATCTGCGTAGGCGTAGTGCCTTGCGGCACAAAAAGCAAGTGCAGCTCTTGCCCTGGGCTTTCGCGATAAAAGTCTTTGATGTGTTCCCAGAGCAATACACCCGAGAGCTCGTCTTGCGCTGCCGTCACGCCTTCGTTTTCAAAGTCGCGCAGGGAAAAGCCCGTGAGGCCAATTTGTAGGGGCGCGCCTGGGTCTATGGGCCCCATTAAGGGGTAGGTATCGGGCAAAGACACCACCAACGCCGAAATGCCATCGGTGGGCCCGGGCTGGTTGCCCAGTTGGTCGTTGCCAAGCTGGAAACTCACATTAGGGAGGTCTGCCATTGTTAGGGGTGTTTTTTAATTTTCTGTTCGTGCGGAATTTTAACGTAGCGAGCCTCCGCTTTGCGCTCGTCTTTCACCCGACAGGTAAAGGTCATTTGCTGGGCGGTTCGCCCACCGCTGTGGTAGCTCGTGCGGCTTTGGCTGCGGGTCAGTGCCCGCGTGGTTAAGCCCGCAACCCCTTCGTTTTGCAGCGCGAGGAATACTTCCTCTTCGGCTTCAAAGGTTTGGGCAAGCCCTGCCTCGTGGCTGTCGTGTTGCGTGTCGGTGTGCGTGTGCTGCTTCGTGAGCAGCGTGAGCGTTATGCTCGCCTGCCCTTCCTGTGGGTCTTTGGCCATGCTTCGGCTGCTCCAAAGGATTTCCATTTGCACCAGCACCGCAGGATAGGCTGGCGGTTCGTAGCCCTCGGGGTTGCCGAGCTGCCCACGGTCTAGGTCT